CCGCGACTGCTTCCTGTGCGGCCTCTTCGGTCGCCGGAGTCTCATCAATGGTCGGGAGCTTGACTCCCAGCGCGTCGATGACTTCGCCGATGCTGAATGCTGTTTCTGTCTGTTCCATGGTTTTTGTTGCGTCCAAGTCGCGGTGTCAGAACTGAGGTCTGGTGCGGGTCCGACATTTTCACGGACTCGCGGCGAGCAGTTCAGCACTCGCGCTGATAGGGGATATGCCTGCAAAATTTGCAGACTGAAACACAGCCGCGCCGGAACCGACCGGAACCGACAGAAAACGACCGAAACCGCCCGCAAATTTATTGCGGAACGATCATTTTCGCGGCGTCACGAAAATGATTATTTCTTGGCAAGAAATGCCTCGGCGCGTGTGCGCTCGATTTCATTGCGCAAGGTGCGAAGGGCTTCCAAGCCGCCTGCGCTGTGGGCGAGCAGGCCGGGGTTCTGCGCCGTCTGCCACATGCAGGTAATCTCAGCAGCGTCCTCAATCGCGTCGCTCAACTTTGCCAACACAGCACGAAACCAAAGCTCCTCCTGCGGCACACACCAAGCGGCTTGTAGGTCTTCAGCACTCATCAAAAAGGAATCTCCGGCGACTCGGCCAGCGGCACGGCCACTCGCTCTGCGGCTGGTTCGCTCTCTGTTTTCTTCGCCTCAAAGTAGAGCTTGAAATACTTTTCTCCCGAATCGCGGTTTGTGTTCACAAAAGCGCTGATCCAATACGGCACGCCAGCAATCGTGCAGGAGCCTTTATGCGAAGGCTGCGTTGACTTTTCCTGCTTCTTGTTCCGGCCCAGAGAGCCCTCAAAGTCTGTGCGTTTCTCACTCATGCCAGTTTTTCCAGATCGCTTGAGCGATACCAAGCGCGACTCCCGCGCTTGCGTATGGGTTTAATCAACGCACTTTCGACAAGCGTTCGGAATTGTCTCTCAGTAACCCCAAGACGGGCCATGACATCGCGGCGTCGGAGAAGTTTCATGTTGTTTCCATTATAGGGGAGGCGTGTCAATAGCTCCCTCCTGGGCGGGCTCGCAGCATGGCGGGGTCTTCGTAGCCCACGCCGGAAAGCGTGATGTAGCGGAGGATGTCGATCCAGTCTTTGGTGGCTCCCTTTTTGCCGTCGGCACCGGTCCATGTCTTGAGAGCATAGATGAGATTCTGACAGCGTTCGGAGATGTAGAGGCGCGGCGAGTTCAGCGCATCCATCGGCGCGTCTTCGTTGTAAGCGAGCCAATCGTTGATGAGCGTGACACCTTCCACAATCGCCTGCCCGCTGGTGGCGCGGAAGTCGAGGCCGATGCGGTCGCTGCATTGCTCGATGAGGGTTCGCACGCCTTCCTGCGTCATCGTCGGCGTGTTGCCATAGCGGCTATCCATCCAACGCTCGGAGGGCTCGGCGGAGTCGGCTTTCTCGGCAGCGTCGATGATGCGTTTGTAATCCTCAAATCCAAAGCCCGCGCAGGCTTTTTGCGCTGGCCCAGGGCGGCCGTCTTGCAGCCTGCCATCCGCCTCAGCCCACGGGCCGGGGTAGCCCACGCCCTCGATGTATTCGATCTGGTCCGGCCACTCGCGGTAAATCCAGCACCGGCCATCCGGCGTGTAGCGGATCCAAAGCATGGCCCATGTCTTACCCTCGCCGGGGTCCACAAAGTGAAAGACCGTGCCATCCCCCGGCACCTTCTCGGCAGGCACCACATGAACCGTGTCGCGGAATTTGGGAAACATCGACATCCGGGCCTTGGTCGGCACGCCATAAGCACGCATGAGGATGCGCTCGCGGTTGCTGCCGCGTAGCTCCGTCTCCATCGCCTCGGGGTTGCCGTAGGGATTGTCGGCGGTGTGGAAATAAACGACACGGGCTTTTTCCCTGGTGCATTGCTGGATGCGCGGCACTTGCTCCACGCCGATCAGGCTGCCCTCGCGGTAGCGCGGCAGGAGCGGCGCATCGCATTCCTCCAGCGTCTTTGCACCGTCGAGGTATTCTTTGACGGTGGTCGTGTAACCCTCAATCGGCGTGAAGCCAATGCCCAGCTCGCCATCTCGCGTGAGCAAACGGAAACGCAACGCCTCCAGCCAATCCGGCGTCACCAATTCATCCGCCCATACGAAATCCAACTCCGACCCTTCGATGCTGGTGACATCCATGGAGTAGAATTTGAACCAACACTGCGAGCCATTCGGCAGCACGAAGCTGTTCTCGGTGAAGCCGCCTTTCTGCGAGTAGGTGATGTTTGCCACCGCGCCCTTCTTGAGCTTGCCGCTGGCGGAGGGTTTCCATTCTTTCGGCAAATACTCCCACAAATAAGGCTGCTGACTCTGGATCGAAGCGGCCTCCGTGCTTTGCAGGCACCACACCTTTGCGCCGGGCTTATTGACCAGGTGTTGCATGGCCCGCCGCGCATAGTAGCGCGACTTGCCGGAGCGGTTGCCGCCGAGGATGAGAAGCTCCGTGACGCCCTTGGGAAAAAGCGCACGCAATTCCGAGAACCCCGCATCCGCCCGCGCCCAAGCCGGATTCTCCCACCCGTAGCGCCACGGATCCTCCACCATGCGGGCAATCTGCTCCTCCCGCTCGCGGTGGATGGCGAGCAACTGCGCCTCAGTGGCTCCCAGGCGTCGCCCCTGATACTGCACGACAAAGGTGCCATCCGGTCGGCGGCCCTCGATGACGATATCTGGAATGACCGGGCTTTTAGTTTGAGGAATCATGGGCGGGCAGGCTTGAGTTCATGTTCATGGAGGTTTAACCAGGCAACGGCTTTGCCAGCATCGCCGACATCATCGACCGTCACGCACAGGTCGGAGATAACCCCGGCATCTTGCAGGAGGTTCAGCGCATGAGTAGCGTCAATTCGGCGGTGAGCAATGTAGTCGCGGAGGGAGTTCATGTTATTTCCCGCAGGCCGGACATATTGCTTTTCCGTGTTGAGTGTAATTGACCGACGATCCACACCTGTGACAAAACCCAATGAAGTTTACGAATTTTCGCCAATAATAGCGCACCCGATAGCCAAGAATAGTGAAACTCATTTCGCGCCCTCCAATTCTTTCTTTCGTTTGTAGTAGAAAATAAATGGAACGGCAGGCCAAATGATCAGAATTAAAACGCTCCAAGCTAGGCATACGCCCACGAAGAGCGGCACAGCAAAGATACTGCCAATGGCATACCAAAACGGGCTGAGTTTCATTTCGCGCCCTCCTTGAGTTGGTCGAGTTCGGCGCGGAGTTTCTGTGCATTTTTAGTTACTGGACACGACGGCCATCGCTCATCTCCATCATTTTCAAAAAATTGATTTGCAAACCATTCCGCGATGTCGCGAATCTTAGCATTTTTCTCCCTTGCCTCGTCGCGCTCGCGTTCCTTCTCTTGGCAATATGTCTTCATTTTCTCCGCGATGCGATACCGACTGAAATTGGAATATAACTCTTCCCATGCCGAATCCGTTTCTGGCGTTGGTCGCTCGCTCATTTTGTTTCCTCCTCGTAAATTGAAAATTGTTTGTATAGTTTATGCCAAAATCCGGCTTCGTGCCGCGCCGAGTCTAACTCGCGCTTAAGTCTAGCCAGTTCCTCAGTTGTGCGGAGTTCAAGACCAGACAACCTATCTGCAAGCTGTGCTGCATCTTCCCTCGCCTCGTTACGCTCTCTTACAAATCGCTTAGCGTCAACTTCTAATCGGTCTAAACGATCATACCAGTTATCCGTAACTCGTTCCAAATTTTGCGAATAACTTAAAGAATCTATGAATCCGTCTGAATGATTTCGCTCGATCCAGCGGTAAATGTTTGTAAGTTTTGCTTGCGCCTCGTCGCGCTCGCGCTCTGCTTTTTGCGCTCGCTCCAACATTGCATCAACTTCCTTTTCTGTTGCCTCTCGTTCGCGCAAAGCGTTTCCGTGCAACTCCCGCGCCTCGTTGCGCTCTCTTACAAATCGCTTAGCGTCAACTTCTAATCGGTCTAAACGATCATACCAGTTATCCGTAACGCGCTCAAGATTTTGGAAATAGGTTAGCGAATCAATAAAACCATCGGCGTGATTTCGATCAATCCATTGGTGTATCGAAGATAGTTCTTTTAGAGCCTCATCTCGTTCACGTTCTGCTTTTTCTAACTCATCCCTGTGGATTTGGTGCATGATGTTTCCGTCGAGCCACATTTCCAATTCAGTCCGCGCCTTGTCGCGCTCGCGTTCAAGTTTGCGAGCAATTTCAGCGGGAACTGTTGATGCGCCAAGCGACGGAACATAAGTTCGCGCATCTGTCTCTGGTGTCTCACTCATTTCGCGCCCTCCTTCTTTAGATAATTAGTTGGATACACAGCCGGAACCCCGACAAGCTCAAACATTTTAGCTGCCGCAATTTGAGAATTGTGTCTTCCTTTGGCTTTGTAAAAAACCTTGATAGCCTCCAGCGCCTCGTCGAGCTCGCGCCTTGCCTCGCGCAAAAGCTCCCATGCCGCCAGTTCGCACTGCAAATCGTTCTCCCTCTCTGTGTTCTCTGTGTCCTCTGTGGTCATAATTCGTTTTCAAAAGCCCGCGCCTTCACCACCAACCGCCTCGCATTTTCCACCAGGTCAAAATAAACCTCCTGCGCACCAATATCCCGCGTATATTCCGGAGGCTGCGCATAATGCAACACAGCCCGCAGAGTCGCCGCCAAGTCTGTTGCCAGCTTGCACGTGTGAGCCACGCCCGGATGGTCCTGCCACTCACGATGACAGGCGGGACAGGCTATCGCTGAATCAGATACTATTGTCATATTCAATAAATTGTTAAGGGTTTCACTTCAAAAGACTCAACTCAATACGGTGAATCTCGCTCTCGATCTCCGCCAGCATCGACCACTGCTCGCGGTTATAGGTGCCCTTAAACGGGAAATCGCACCGAGAAAATTTGCCGTTCTCAAAGGTAATGATGACTTTACCCAATGTGTCCGGACACTTTGGCTCAGGCGTGTCTGAGGTGAGTTGGAAATGATATTCCGTGATGCTGCGTGTGGATTTGTGGCTGATGGTCATGGTGTTATTTTTTACTTCTGTCTTTCGTTCTTGTTGTTGCTGTAAGCCTTTTCGGTCACATTTTTGAAAAGGGTGTGCTGGCCGATGAAGTTGAGTTTGATTTCCGGCGTGGGGCCGTTTCTTTGTTTTGCCAAGATGAGCAGGGTGTTGTGATCCATAGGCTCCTCGTCGGCGTCGGATTTTTTCTTGTTTTTATCCAGGCGGTGGATGAGGAGCACGGTATCAGCGTCTTGCTCGATGCTGCCGGATTCGCGGAGGTTTGAGAGCTTCGGCTTGGAGCCTTCGTCGGCGTCGCGGTTGAGCTGCGCCAGGGCGATGATGGGGATGTTCAGCTCCTTGGCCGTGATCTTGAGCGCCATGGAAATCTCACTCACTTCCAGCGCGCGGCTCTCGCCTGCCCGTTTCGACGAGCCTTTCATAAATTGCAGGTAATCGACGACGATGAGGCCAAGGCCGTATTGCGACTTGGCCCGTCGTGCCCGACTGCGGAATTGCGCCACGGTGAGCCCGGGCGTGTCGTCGAGGTAGAGCTTGCTCTGCACCAGCCGGGTGGCTGCGCCTGAGACATTCCCCATGGCTCTGCCGTCAAAAAATCCGTCGCGTGTGCGCTGGAGGTCCAGACCGGCCTCGGAGCAAACGGCGCGGGTCATCAGCTCGACGCTGGGCATTTCGACCGAAAAGACCAGTGTCGGCACGGCCTTCTGCATAGAAGCGTGCAAGGCTATCTGCATGCCGAGTGCTGATTTACCGCACGCAGGGCGAGCGGCGATGACGATCAACTGCCCCCCAAGGAATCCGCCGGTCGAGCGGTCCAGATCGTGGATGCCGCTTTCGAGCCCCACGGTTTCACCCCGGCTGTGATAGACCTTCTCGATATGCTCCACGGCGGCCATTACAGCCGTTTTGCAATGCGAGACGGGGTTTTCCCTTGTCGAGTGGTCGCGGAGAGCATACAGCGCCTGCTCGCAGCGTTCTTGGGCATCCTCCGTGGTGAGTGCATAGTCGTTTGCAGCCTCGGCCATGGCGAGGGCGGCTTGGCGCATGGCACGGCGTTTCCACACATCCAGCACCTCGGCAGCGTAGTAGCGCCAATTCATCGTAGTGGCGACTTCCTGCACCAGCTCAGTCACACCGGCATAGCCGCCACACTCCTCAAGCTGGCCCGCCTTCTCCAGCTCAGTCGTCACCAGGATAAGGTCCACCGGCCGGGCAGCCTGCCGCATGGTGGCGACGATACCCATGATCGTCTGGTGCGCTGGCAACACAAACTGCTCGGGCGTCAGCGCCTCCAGCACGCTATCTGCCGTGCGGCCATCGGTGATCGCTGCGCCGACCACGGCTTTTTCGGCAATTTGATTTTCGGGAAGGATGCTTTTCATTTTCTTGGCAAACGGGAAGCAGCCATGGCCGTGGCTTTGCGGAGCGAAGATCCGAAGCCGAGAAGGCGGAAGACCTTGCAGCACACACTTGGGTTCGGCTCATACCCGAGAAGGCGGAATTGCTCCGCCCCGTCGTCGCTCACCACCGGCGAGCCATCCGGATGCGTCATCGGCGTGTAAATAGGGTCCTCCATAGGGCGGCTCTCGTAAGTGCCGACCTGCCAGCGGAGAAAGTCATTCACAGCCTCCTCGTTATGTCGTGTCACGACGCACAGGAGCCCCAATTCGGTGGCTCTCGTTTCAAATGTTTCGATCATATTTATCATGTTGGTTTTTTTGTTTTTATGCTGCGGCGAGTTCGCGTTGTTTTTCACGAACCCAAGATTTCATGCTGTCTGGGAGATTGGCCCAGGTGGAGAGGTTCACTTCTGGAAATTCTGTCTCGATAAGATCACGCCAGCCAGAGGGTTCCATAGGAGCGGAAGCCGACGCGCTCAGGCTCACCCCCTCGCGGCCTGCCCAATCCCGCGCCCGGCTCACTTCGGTGAGGATGTTATTTAAAAGCGTAGCTAAGTCCTTGCGGCGAAACTGCGCCGCCGCCCCTTCTTTTTGCCGATAAGCCCATTCGAGAAACCGCCAATCCTCTTCGCTCACGGCCGCCGCCGCTTTTTTATTTTTTTCCCAAGCACGGCTCGAGGAGGCATCAAGAGGAGTCGATTCTCGAAGGTTGAAGAGGTTTCGGAATCGGGTCAGGGCAGGATGCGGTGTTTCTGGCTTTGAAGTTTCAGTTTCGAGTAAAAGAGTTTCTCCTTCTCCTTCTATTTCTCCTTCTCCTTCTCTTGTAGCTTCCAAGGAGCTACCAAGCTCCTTCGGAGAGGAAGGTAAGGAGCTTTCAATTTCTGGATATTCTTGAAGGATGAGTGCCTGAATTTCCTCCGGAGCATCAGCAATCTGCTTGCGCAGACTCTTGGACATGTGAGAACGCGCAAGTGATTGTCCGTGACCGAATTGCTTGCGAATATAATTCCGGCACCAGACGCCCCTTGGAGTTAATACAAAGCTCCTTGGCAATTTTTCGCAAGCTCCCTGAAGGTGCTTGAAAGGTGCTTCCATGTCCCTTGCAAGTTTGCGCGGAGTAGCTTCGATCCAGCCAAGTAGGTTGCATTTTGTCAGCACCCAAAAGATGCAGAGTTTTTCCGCATCCAAGAGCTCCATGAAATCTGGATCATCCCAAATGGCGGATGTTATTTTTGTAGTCATTGATTTTTTTTCTTTCCAAATTGCATCCTATTTTCCCACCAGACGCTGCGCGTCCGGACCCCTCGACTTTCCAGCATGCGGTCGCAGGCAGCCGAGAACGCCCGGCTGTCGCGCACCGTCATCCACCCCACCCGTGCATCGTCCGGCCCGAGCGAGGGCACGCTCCGGTGTTGGCTGGACTTCTCGTAACCCTCCAGGCTCACGCCACGGCCTCCTGTGTGCGCGGAGACATCTCGACAAGCCTCCGCAGGCGGTGGAAGCACGCCAACGTCATCAGCGCATCCTCGAGCGCATTGTGCGTCTTGCCAGATCGGGAGAAGCCCAGCGCCGCCGCAATGTGGTCCAGATTCAGCCGAGGCTGCCCATCCTTACCCACCGGCAGGGCAAGAGCGTCCGCCTCGTAGGCGAGCCACGCCGCTGCTTGCAGGTCCACCATCTTGCCCATAGGCCAAGTCAGGAAATTGCGAGCAAAGGCCGCCCGCAGGAAGTCACGGTCGAAGGTGACATTGCAGCCAGCCATCACCGAGAACCGGCGCGTGCCCAGCCATAAAGCGAGATCCTGCATCACATCCAGCTCCGGCCGCCCGTTTTTTTCCAGAAAATCTAAGGTAAAGCCATTCTTCGCCAGCGCATCCGGCTCGCAAAGCCACTCAGGATTCGGCCGGATAATCGCAGTAAAAGCCTCGTTATCCAAAGAATCCACCGCCGCCACGCTCAAAAGCGCATTCTTCGAGGGGTCAAAGCCCCCCGTCTCTGTGTCGATGACAATAAGTCGCGTCTTCATTTTGCCTCCTTCGCGTCAGGAACCGAATAAATCTCAAGGCAATCCCCGACTTGTCGCGTAAAAGCAATTCTCCTGTCTGCGTTTGCTATTATGTTAAGACCATGTGCTATCTCCGCGAAGTAACTTACGGAAACCGGCAACTTGAACCTTGCCATTACCATCTCCGTGTCCTCTGTGTTCTCTGTGGTTATTTTCATTTTTTTTGGGCTGTTTTTTTTTGCTCAAGAAAACGGCGATAGAGCGCAACGCTCACAGCCGCAGACTGAAACAGTCTTGTTGTTTTTTTCATAAAGCGCCAATAGCAGGGGAGAACCGTTGTTTGACAGGAAGCCAGATGTCATACTCCCCTGGCATAGCCGCTACCATCTCGCCAGGGCGGTAGAACCGGCTGTCCTTCACGCGCATCAGCGCCACGCGCATCGTGCCCGCCTCGCCCGTAGGAATTTGAACCTGCACCAAGTAGCGGTTCGGCGTAGCGCGCCACACCTTCACCTTCACCGCCTCCGGCGTCACCGCCTCCAGCGTCACAGCAGCGGCCTCCGCCGCGTTTTTTTTATTTTTTGACTGATCCATAGGTTAGTTAGTTGAAAGCTCCTCAGCGGCCTCCTGCGACGAAGAGACCCCTTTGCATAAAATTTTCTGCTCACCCAAATCAGTGGGTGTCATAGGGGGGGTGTCCAAAAATCCAGACC